CCCTACGAGGCCAAAAACCGCCGATTTGACGCGAGTTTGTGACGCGGTCGACAAATACATCGACCTGTGTGGCGTGCTCTCTCCTGCGACGATTTCGGGGTACGAGAAAATCCGCAGGACCGCTTTTCCGCACTTGATGTCCGTGCCGGTTGCTGACCTCACGGACGAGCTGGTCCAGCGTGCGATCAACACCGAGGCCAACCGCACAGGTAAACGCGGCCGCCTGTCGGCCAAAACCGTCCACAACGAGTGGGGTCTTATAGCATCGGCCCTGTGGCACGTCTGCCGTCTGCGCTTTGACGTCCGTCTGCCTAAAAAGCAGAGGAACATCAAAGTCTACCCAGACCCTGCCGAGGTCGTGGCTGCCGTCATCGGCTCTCCTGTGGAGCTGCCGTGCCTTTTGGCTCTCTGGCTCTCCTTTACGGTCAGCGAGATACGCGGCCTCCAGTTCCGCGACGTCCAGAACGGCTATATAACCATCAACCGCGTCATCGTCGACGCAGGCTCCTTACCAGTCGAAAAACCGACGGCCAAAACCGAGGCGCGTCTGCGTCGGCACCGCGTTCCTGCGTACCTGCTGGACCTCATCGAGGCCGCAGACCATTCCTCGCCCTACATCGTCCCTTGGACCGCTAACCAGTTTCGCCATTACTGGGACCAAGTCCGCGACGCCCACGGCTGGGAGATCACGTTCCACGACTTGCGCCACCTCAACGCCTCCGTAATGCTCGCTCTCAACGTCCCCGAAAAGTACGCGATGGAGCGCGGAGGCTGGTCCACGCCGTCTGTTATGCGGTCCGTTTATCAGCACACATTCTCGGCCAGACGCCGCGCCGTGGACGACCTCATCGACGAATTTTTTACGAATATTTTATGTGAGCGTAAAAAAATGCCATTTTCCGTTGATTTATCCCCATTTCGCAGGGGTTCGATCCCCCTAGGGTCCACCATCGACGATGACCTGTAACCGTTGCAATTTCAAAGCATAGCGGCTGCAGGTCATTTTTTCTCTTTTTGCGTTTTTTGTTGTATGTAAAAAATTTTTGGCAATAAAAAAGGCCCCGACCGAAGTCGGGGTTGTGTTATTCTGTTGTGCTTTTTACCACGGCTGCCAGCTCCTCGCGCTTGACGAACGACTGCGGACGGAAGTTTCCGTTGGCGTCGCCGACCATATAGCCGTGTTCCTTGCAGTAAGCGATCGCGTCCTCGGCCCAAGGGTCGGCAGGCTTAAGAGCCGCGACCGCGAGCCACGAGCGCATCAGCAGGTTGAATTGCACCTCTGCGTTTTCCTTGAGCCATCGCTCCATATAGGTGCAGAACTGTTCGTAGGTCACAGGGTCGTCCTCCTTTACTGCTGGGTTGACGATGCAACCCTCGTATTTGTAGGAATTAGTCATCCAGTAGCAGCCGTCGCGCCAGTTGCCGTTGCCTCTCCTGCGCGTGTAAACGACGAACGGCTTGCCATAGTATTCGCTCTCGCTGGTTATGACGATGTCGGTGCCGATTTTGGCCTCTACGGAGGCCACGTGGCCGAGGCCGCCCTTGCCACCGCTCCAGACCATCACACCGCCGGTCGTGGGGTCCTTGCTGATCTGCAGGCCCTGTTTGCGTGCGAGCGTGATGAAATTGGCCGCGTTGGTATTGCCGAGGTACTTGCAGGCCTTGTATAAGCCGATCTCGTTAAAGCGGCCCACGACGTACCCGACGCAGTTCGGCAGGACGTTTAAGCCTTTGACGCGCTGGCCCTTGTCGTTGTTGCCGAGAATGCAAGGGTTATAACCGCCTGTGGCCTTGGTGTTGTAGTAGCGGTCGCCTGCGTCTGGTAGTTTGAGTTGTGGCGTGAAGTTAGCCATATTATTTGTTCCCCTTTTCGGGTTTGGTTATGCGAGGGTGCATTGGTGTTCCTTTCCGTTGGGGAGAGTGGGTTTTACAATTCCCTTTGTGTCCATTTATTGGTTGTTGTGTTCATAGTAAATTCAAGATGGATTATTTGAGACCCCGCAGAGATTACGCTTATCCCCGATATTGACAAATCTCCCATAAAGTCAATCACGGTAACAAAGAATGTATATGCCCCTTCAAAACCGATAATGACCTTCCCATCTCTATTCGCCGTACTAATTTCCGTTGCCGTTGCGCTTGAAGTGTATGAGCCATCGTTCGCATCTTCATCGTAGGTTAATGTGACAACCATAACATCGTCACCACCGCCGCCACCGCCGCCGCCAGAGCCGATGGCATCGATGACGCCCTGCAAGAAGGTTTCCTCGCGAGTGATGGGCGTAGGCACTTCGACGCTCTGGCCGCCTGCCTTTGCGAGGAATGTTTCGGTTCTCGTGATAGGTTCTAATTCGCTCATAGTTCTACTCCTTTTCGTCTACCTCGGGCAGGCCTGCCAACGAGGTCAAAATAGAGATAATTCCTGCCACCAGCGAGATGCTGGCGATGCCGAGCCAGTCGACGTCCGTGAAATACTGGCCGACGGTCAGCATCGACACGGCAGTCTGGGCGACGGTCTTGAGTGCGCGGATCAGCGCGGCCTTTACCCATTGCTTTGTGAATACTTGCATTTATGCGCTCCTTTCGAGGTCGTCGATACGGTGGTTGGCCACCTTGAGTTTTTCGTCTTGAATGTTCAGCCTGTCCTCGGCCTCGTACATCCGCTCCACGAGGTTGTTGTGCGCCTGCACCTTTTCCTCGAGCTGCTTGAGCCGATATTCCACGAGGGCCGCCGATTTCCTGTTGCTGAAGTAGACGCCGAGGAAACTGAACGCGCCGCTTATGAGGGCGACTATAATTGCGTCTGTCATTGTGGTCGCCTCCTAAATCAGTTCCTGTATTTTCACTCCGTAGACGTCCAGTACATAGGAGCCATTGATGGTTCCTGTGGAGGTACTGTTATAACGCTGGTAGATGGTCAGCGTGAGGGTCTGCGGCGATGTGGTGGACAGAGTTGCGGCGTTCACGTACACGCCGTATGGAGTAGTTCCCGACCGCATTGTCAGAGTTCCACCCGACGAGAGTTTCCAGTGTTGCGTCGAGGTCGCGATCTGCGTCGACGATTTAGTCGATACGCTTGAGGTCGCGGAGAAATTGACCACACGTATAGTCGCCACGTGACGGCCGTTCGTATGCGTCGAGGTATGGCATACGCAAATAAGCATATCGTAGCCGCTATATGCCGACGTCGCCAGTTCGAGTGATTTTCCTGTGTCTGCGGCAGATGTACTGCTGGTCGAGATGGTGCCGATGGACAGGGTTCCTATTTTCGTTAGGCCACTTCCACCGCCGCCTCCAGAGCTGGTGCCTTGCGTGCGTACCCCTGCGGCCGTGTAGAAGTATTTGCCCGAGGCCACGTCTGCGGCTGCTGCCGTCGTGTCGGTCACGTCCGTAAAAGTCGCCGTTCCACCACCCTGTTTTGGCAATACGACCTGCGGAACGTCTGGATATGTCGCCCCTAACAGGCTAATTGACTGTGCCATTTTACACCTCCTACGAGATGCTCAAAACTTTGGTGGTGGAGTTCTGGGAGATGGTCGGCATCTGGAGTGAGCCGCTGACGCCGAGGATGGTCTTGCCCGAGAGGATATTGCCAGACACGCAGTCCGTCACGCCGCCGAGGGACACGGTGCCGCCAGAGGTATAGCCTGCAGGAATGGTGTACGTGCCTGCCTTGGTGCTGATGGTGCCGCCTGTGGCTCCGTTGTTGGCCATATTGCCCGTGATGGACCCAGAGGACCCGAACGCGATCTTGCCCGAGAGGATGTCGCTCTGGGCCGCGTCTGCGTCGCCTGTGTAGTAGAACTTGGCCGTGCCAGAGCCGCTCTTGGGAATGTCGACTTCTGGGACGGACGCATAGGTCACGCCGTTAATAACGACAGATGGATTTGCCATTGTGTTGCTCCTTTAGAATACTGTGATGACCGAGCCGTCCCACGCGATCTGGCCGTAGTTGGACGGAATAGGGTTGACGATGATGTCCTCTGCGAGTTTCTTGAGGGCCGTCGGGAGGACCTGCATTTCGGTGGTCGGTGTGACCTCGTAGGTGCCCTCATACGGCTCCGCAGAGCCTGCTATGGCCAGAGAGCCGCCGACGCGGACAGGCGCGATCGAGGCTGCGCCCTGCACTCGTGCCGGTTGTGTGGTTATTTGACCTGTAACAGGAAGTTCGCGAAAAATGCTCATATCGTCGTGGTGGATAGTGATGCCCCGATTTTGATGTAGCCGATGTCGCTGGAAGTGACTTCGCCATCTTTCTTAAAGCGCACTTGGTAGCGCGTCTGGCCGCCCAGCTTGAGGGAGGTCGCCTGCCCGATGAGGAGCGTGTACTTGTTCTCGACAGGGTCGAGCACGATGTCCTCGTGGGAGAGCGTGAACTGGCGCGAGCCGAGCGAGAACTCGATCTCGTCGAGGTCCCAGTCCTCGATGGGAATGCCGTTGATGGTGTAGTCGAGAATGATCGGCAGCGTGTCGCCTCTGTTTGCCATTGGTTATTCTCCTTTTGCGGTTTCCATCGGTGCGATGTACTGTTCACTCTTGTAAACTGCGCCGTTGCGATCCATAACAACGCAGGTACAGGAAATGCCTTGGTTCATCGCATAGGCGAGTTCCGTGTGGAATTTTTCGGTTGCGCCTGCTTTGGTTTCGTATGCGAAGATGGCCTGCGTGGTGGGTTGAATGATGATGGTAAAGAACATAGGTTATTCCTTTCTGCCGTTAGGCGGTTAGAGTTCTGCGGATAAGCAAAGGACGGTATCGTAGATGTAGCCGACCACATACGAGCGTGAAGCCGATAGTGCAAACTGTACGGTCGGGGTCTTATAGGTAAAGCCTGTAACCGTTGCCGATGTAATGGTTGAAGTACCACCTGCATCACGCACACCGCCTGCGGTTACAAGTGACGGAGTTGGCACTCCACGCATCGGCATCCCTATCATTGTCATATATGCGTTTGCTCCGTCAATAGCGATAGCGTAACGAGTGAGAGGGATATACCGCAAATAATAACGGCATTTTTCAAACTCCTCTCCAAAGTCGGGTGGTGGGTCGTTGGCAAGGGTGGAAACTGTGCCGAGTTCAAGTTTGACGGCACAAATTTTTATAGCGTTGCCGCCTGCACCTACGGCTATGCTAATATAGTCAAAATAGTCGTATGTCGCACCATATTGAAAGTTCTTTAACTGAAAGCCGATTTCATTTGCTTCGGGATATTTTACCCATTGATAGTTCTGTGAAGCGTCAACGGTGACAGTTCCGCTCACAATAGTCCCATCGGATAACAACGCACTAACGGTAAGCGGCTTACCATTAAATTGTGCAAAATAATATGACGGAAAGCGTTGATTGATACCGTCAGGCCAACCGTTGCCGTTTGTAATCGTTACACCGTCCGAAGCAAGGTCAACAGTTACACCGCCACTCTTGAACCATCTGTCAAATACAAATCCCGCCGCCGTGTATTGCGTCTGCCCTCGCTGATTTATCGGGAAAACGCCGTCCCCTAACTGCGACCCGCCGCCCACGAAGTACCAGTTGTCGAGGAGGTTGGGGTTCGTGCCGCCTGCGGCTATGTTCTTGCGGAATTGCTCTTTTTGCGTGTCCGTAAAGCCTGCATCTGCATAAGGGCTATCGACCACTTGGTCGACTTGCAGGCCTGTGTTGTCGAGGATATACGCCTCGTCTACATTGATGTATGGCATATTTGCCCTCCTATGCGTTGTAATATATGACGATTAGACCGTCGCCGCCTTGACCGCCTGCGGAACCGAGGCCGCCTGCGCCGCCTGTGCCTCTGTCAACAGAAACAGTTGAGGAGCCGTCTTGGTATACCGCACCTGCGGTTGCGCCACCGCCACCGCCTCCACCGTGACCTCCTCGGCCTGCCTGCGTTTCTGCCGCCTGTGACGGCCCTGTTGCGTTGGCCCCTGCACCACCGACCACACGCCACGAGTCAGTTAAATAGTCGCCGCCAACAGCGTTGCCGCCGTTGTTGCCGTGTGCCGCACCGCCACCGCCTGCGCCTGCGGTTTCGTATGTGTGTTGAGAGTGCCGCCAATAGGTTGGATTTGCGTATGCGCCACCGTAATAGGTCGTACCATCGGGACAATAGTGATTGCCGCCGTTCGTCGAGGTATCGAGGTCACGGTTTGCGTAGCCGCTACCAATGCCGCCGTCCGCTCCGTTTTCGCCTGCGATATTCAATGCGCAGTAGACCGTGCCGTCGAGGAAGTTCACGACATCATCAACAGATTGCGAGCCGTCTGCACTCGTATAGGTCCCGAGCGTGGTCGCACCGCCTGCCGAGCCTGCCGCACCGTTTCCTGTGCCGCCTGCTCCGCCTGCGCCTATTGCGCAACCATCATAGTACGCAGGCAAGGACACCACTTGGAACGACAAAACTTTCGGCCTTTCGCCACCTGCGCCTGCCGCTCCTCCTGTTCCTCCAAGCACCATTTCGCCGAGATGCGACAAAACAGGCGAACTCATCATATAGTGGCCTGCTTCGCCGTCATACCCTGCCTGCCCACCGCCTGCTCCGCCGATGAGCATTACGAGTGCTTCCTTGCCTTGCATTGCCGAGGGTATGTTGAGGCGGCCTGCGTTGGTGATGTCGGCGGCTCTAAAGACCTTGTAGTCGCTATACGTGGACCCATACGGCCCTGCGACCCAGTCCACCAGCACGTTCATATGGCCCTTGGTTTTGTTGCCGATAGGGAATGATTTTTTCCGCACCCAGCCTGTGCGAGCCTGCCCGAACGGATCAGTAATGTTGACCGGCGTGCCTGCTGCCAACAGGCCAGTCGCGTCTAACTGCTCGTAGTCCACCGAGATCGGCAGCTTGTAGTAGTTGACCATTCGCCGTGCGACGTTCGCGGAATTATGCACCCCGACCAGTTCGTTGTCCTCCAGAGCGATGATGCGGTCGGCCGCGACCACGCCTGTGCTCCTGCTTATAACGCGCCGCGTGTGCGTGTACGTCTGGCCCTCGAGCGTGCCGATGCCGCTTATGATGGCATAGTTGGCGTTGCTTTCCTCTATCGTGATGGACCCTGTGGTCGTGAGGTCGTGTGCCGGTTCTTGGAACACCACGAGCTGGCTCTGGGCCGTGACCTGTTCGTCCGTGTTGTCGAACAGTGTGACCGCTTCGTCGCTCGCGAGGTCATAGAAGCCGTGCTCCGTGACCTGCACCTCCGTGGCAGGAAACTGGTGGCCGACCGTGCCGCCCTGCAGGTAGATGACGCTCTGCGCCACCGTGGACGGCGAGCCGCTGCCGAGGTACCGTATCTGCATCACGCCTTGGTTTTCAATCACTGTCGCGCCTGTCGCCACGAGCAGTTTGCCGAGGTCGATGCGTCTGCTGGCTCTTGGCAGCCGCCCGATGACCTGCACCGAGGCGACGTCTGGCTGCACCGTGTACTCGATGCCAGAGCCTGCCATAATTTCGCTTATAATGGAGCCTGCGGTCTTGCCGTCGGCCTGTTCCCAGATGCCGCCGCCGTAGTCCTCCATCTTGTTGAGCATTCCTATGCAGTCGGTGCACGTGAACTGGACCGTCTTGCGGCTGACCTGTTTCACGTCCTCTACGTAAAAGCGGCCGATGACTTGGCCGTTCGGGTTGTTGTAGAGGTCGAGGACCGCGCCTGCCGTGAAGTTGCGGTAGTCTGGAAAGACGTTTTTGACCACCAGCCACTTGCCGTCGCTCGTCTGGATAGGCCGCTCGTTGATGTCCAGCAGGAATGCATAGCCTGTTCCGTCGCCCTGCAGCGCACGGCTATTAACGACGAACGTCAGCGTATCGGCTGCGAGTTCATTCCCGAACAGGGCGATGCTCTGGTCCACCTGTCCGCTCATAAACAGGCCATCCTTGCCGTACTTTTCCGCGTTGCCGTGGAACTTGTAGAGGCCGTACTTGATATAGTTCACTCGCTACACCTCCTCAAAGGAGATGGGCGTGTCGGCGTATACTCGCTCGCCGCCGAACTTGGTCGCGTACTGGACCGTCATCGACACAGGGATCGCCGTAATGGACCGAAGCGTCGGGTCGCCGTACTTGATGCTCGTGTACTCCAGTTCGACCGTTTCCTGTTCCATCATCGAGATGAGCTGCATCATCCGCGCCCTTGGCATAGGCTGCAGACGGAACGATGGGTTCCACTTGACCTTTACGAGGTCGGGAATGGTCGTGCCGTCTACCGCGTCAGCCTGCGCTGGCCCGATGACCTTGGTCATAGTTTCCTCGATGTCGGTTTCCTGCTGGATGTACTCGCTGAAGTCCACCGCATTTATGTGTAATGTGAAGTTGATCGCCATCGGCTCCTCCTATTCGGTAACGAACGCAGGACCGCGCTGGACCCCGACCGCCTTGAGCGGATCGTACAGGGCCTTGGCCGCGACCATACCGTCCAGCACGAGGTTTATCTGGACCGGCTGACGGCTCGTATTGTTGTAGGTGTTGTAGGTGTTCGTCGTGGTCGCGAGCGGCTGCACGTGGGCCTGTCCGTTCTTCATCGTGAGCAGTTCCGCGCCAGCTTCGCCGACGACTGCCGAGCCACTCGAAACGACGCCGCCCTGCGCGAGGTACGGTATCTGCGGAATGGTCGGGACCGTCACGCCAAGGTAGCCGAGCACGCCGTTCGCCTTATTCGCGAGGCCGTTTACCTTTGTGATCAGTTTGTTGAAGAACCCGATTATGGTGTTGATTTTGCTCTTGATGCCGTTCACGAGGCCGTCCCAGACGCCTAAAATGGCCGTTTTGACCGTTTCAAATACGCCCTTGACCGCCTGCATCGCCGTTTCGATTTTCTGCTTTATATTGTCGAATACGGTCTTGACCTTTTCCCAAGCCGCCTCCAGAATAGGCCGTATCTTGTCCCAGTTCGCAACGATGATGGTGCCGAGCAGGATGACCGCCGCGACCACGAGTGCCATCGGGTTCGCGAGGGCGAACGCCTTGATAGCCGCACCGACGGCCTGTACCTGTGGCCAGATGGTTAGGAACGACGTTATCGCGCCGCATATCGTAGCGATAATGCCAGCGATCGGCGAGATGGCCGCCACGACCGCCAGTATGGTTATGATGGTTTCCATCTGGCTCTCGTCGAGGTTGCCTATCCACTCGAAAAGCTGCGACAGTTTGTCGATTACGGTTTCCAGTACAGGCGTGAGGGCCTCCAGAGCCTCGGCTCCTGCCTTGGCCAGTTCCGCGCCTGCCTGTGCTTTTAACTTGTCGATGGTGTCGTTGACGTCGTTGAGGCTCGTCAGCGTTTCTTCGTCCAGAATGAGGCCGAGGTTTTCCGCTTCGTCGCCGTAGGCTTTTAAGGCCGCACCGCCGTCGTCGATGATCCCTGCGAGCTGGTCTGCCGACTTGCCGAAGATTTCCATCGCCATCGTGTCGCGTTCGGTTTCGTTGTCTATCTGCGACAGGGCCTGCAGGACCTCGTAGAACACCTCGTTGCTATCGCGAAGTGCTCCGTCTGCGTCACGGACCGCCACACCGAGTGCTTCGAAGGCCGCCTTGCCGTTGTCGCCCGAGGCCATCGCTTTTTTCATCTTCGTAAACGAGCCTGTGATACTATCAACAGAAACGTCGACGAGATCAGAGGCGTACTGCATCTTCTGCAGGTCGTCCGTGCTGATGCCGGTCTGCTGCGAAAGTTCTGACAATTCATCAGCCGCCTGCGCAGTCTTATAAGCAAGGCCACCGATTGCCGCCAGCGCACCGCCTGCAGCCGTGGAGAGGCCCTTGGTCTTTTTTGCTACGTCCTCGGCAGCAGAGCCGACTTTATTCAGCGCGGTCTTGGCCTTTTCGAGGCCCACCGAGAAGTTGTCTGCCTCCTGCTTGCACTTTTTCAGTTCGGCCTCGGTCTTGACGATCTCTCTCGTCAGCGCGTCGTACTGCTCCTGCCCGATCTCGCCCTTTGCGAGCTGCTCGGCCGCCTGCTTCTGGGCCTCCTTTAAGGTGTCCAGTTTTTCGCTTGTGGCCGCTACCGCATCCGCGAGTGCTCTCTGCTTCTGCTCGAGGAGTTCGGTGTTGCTCGGGTCGAGTTTGAGGGCCTTGTTGACGTCCTTTAGTTCGTTTTGTGTCCGCTTGATCTCGGCGTTGGTACCTTTTAGGGCCTTATCTAACCCTGTAGTGTCGCCGCCGATCTCAATGGTTATGCCTTTGATTTTGCCAGCCATTTAGCCGAATATCCTCTCTATGTCCTCCTGCGTGGCCTCGAACGGATAGTTTTCTTGGTCGTTCGCTTGCTCGGCCAGCAGGTCGTATACCATTCCCATAGTCATCCCACGAAGTGCCTCGTCCGTTAGGCCGAGTTCAGCGCACCGAAGCATAAAGATCGCGCCGTTGCTCTGTCGCGTCGTAGGTTTTATTTTTTTTTAGGCCTTGAGGTCGTTTCGCGACCTTTGCCCCACAGTTCGACAACGTCGCCGATTACCTCGTAAAGCGCGAATGCATCGTCGATGCCTGCGAGCCATTCCTCGGGGTTTTCGCCGACAGGTTCGCCTGCCTCTTTCAGCATCAGCCACGTGATGTTCTCGAGCACCTCGGGGTTGAACGCGCTCGGGTCTTTCTGGTAGTTGTTGACCATCGCCTGCATATCGATGATGAGGTCGCGCCCGAACTGGTTGCGGTATCTCCTCGGCAGCAGGGCATTGTTCTCCAGCGTGCAGGTCTTGCCGCACAGTTTGACCTGTTTCTTCATTGTTCTGCTCCTTATAACTGAAAATAGAGGGCGACCCCGAGAGGCCGCCCCTGTCTGGTACCTTATGCCGTTGTGGTAATGGTTACGGTCGTGAACCACGCGGAACGGACCGCCGTGGTCGTGGTGTCCGTCGTTCTGGCGCGGACCTTGCCCTTCTGGTAGGTCGGGCCTGTTACGAGCGGAAGTGCCTCGAAGTCGAAACTCTGGGTCACAGGCTCGACGGTTTCCTCTACGGTCTGCGAACCGATGGACGGCTTGCTGGTAGGAACGACGCGGTAGAGCACGTTCAGTTCCTCCTGCTGGTCGCCCTCGATCTGGAAGATCAGCGCGAACGGCTTCGGCTGCGTACCAGTCGCTTCGTAGAGCACCTTGGTGTTGGCGTCGAGGGTAAGGCCCCAGACGTCCTTGAGCATCTGGTCGCTGATCCGTGCCATCTCGAGCGTACCCGAGTAGCCGTTGTTCGCGAACGTCTTGTAATAACTGATGTTGTCGGCGTAGAACGTTCCGTCGCTGGTGTTGCTATCGATCGTGAGGTTGACCGCACCTGCTACGTGAACAGGCGATGCCCACGTGTTGTTGGTGCCGTCGGTGCTCTCGGTCAGTACGGCGTAGTAAACGTTCTGCAGGCCGAACCGAACTTTGTTTTCTGCCATTGTTGGCCTCCTAAATACTGAAAACCGCCAGCCAGCACCGTTCGTCGGGCAGGTACTCGGTTTCCTTTGTGAAGTAGATGTGTTTCTCGCGGAACTTGGCCTCGAACAGGGCCTCGGTCGTGAGGTCGCGGTTCTTGGTGTAAAGTTCGACCGCGAAGCGCGGCGTCGAGTAGTAGTTTGTGTTGTCTGCCGCGAACGCCGTGTCGCTCGGGTTGAAGTAGCACACGAACGGCAGGGCAGGTGCCTCGTCTTTCGGCCACTCGTAATACGTGACCTTGTCGGCGAAGCCGTTTACGCTCTCGAGGAGCGTTTTCATCTCTGGTAGTGTCATTCGATAGCCTCCCGAAGTTTGCGCTCGAAGTCATTGATCGCGGTCTGTTCAGCCTCGGCCCAGTGTGGGAACGCTCTCGTGCGGCCGCCGTTTAACTTGGCGTGTCCGTGTTCGAGCAGGTGGGTCAGCGCGTAGTGCGGAGCCTCGGCATATACGACCGAGGACGCCTTGTTGACTTCCTTTTCGAGCACTTTCGCCTTGATGCTTTTCTTGTAGGCTCCCGACTTTGCCGGTGCCTTGGCCTGCACGTCCTTTGCCGCCTGCCGTGCGACCTGTTTGGTCACGGTCGCCACGTCCGCGTCTATAACGTCCTTATACTGTGCCAGAATGTCGTTGACCGCGCTCTCGAACTGATTAACCGACAGGGTTTGTGCCATTGGTGCCTCCGCTTGCGGTCGTTGTTGTGATGACCGTGCCATTACTGTCGCCGACTTTCCACTCCAGATAGAGTTCGAGGTCGTCGTTCGTAGCTTGGTAGGTCCTGTAGATGCCGAAGTACTGGGTCTTGCCGCGTACGTCCATTTCGACGGTCTTTTCGCCTGCGTAGTCGCCTGCGAACATCGTCATCACGAACTCGGGTTTGATGCCCAGCTCTCCAGCCGCGTTCCACTCGTTACGAGTGACGGACCCGATGCGGCCATAAACGAGCCGCTTGGTCTGCGTCGCGACCTTTTGGCCGATGTCGTCGATGGAGTAGGTGTCCGTGACCAGATAAAATGCTTTGCTCCTGTCCATTACTGAACACCCCAGTCCGTGAAGTCGGTCATCGTCTTGAGCTGCGCGAGTTTAGTGTGGTATATCGCCTCGAACTGCTCCTTGTTGTCGTTGTCGCCGAACTGCCATTTGCAATACGCGATGATCGCCGTGCGGACCTGTGGCGAGGTCGGTACGCCGTCGTCGTCATACTCGATGATGACGTTCAGCCGTTCCATCTCCTCGAGGCAGGCCGCGATGAGGTCGGTCAGTTCGGTGTCGAACGCTTCTCCTGCAATACGAAGCGCGAGTTTTACTTTGTCCAGCATTGGGTTCTCCTTTTACTGAAGTGGAGGGCGGCGAAAGGAGAGGGCCGCCCGAGCCACATAAACAACGGCGAACGCCGATGCCTTTATTTGTTGAGCGATGCCTTGTAAACGCTCTCGTCGAACATATGCACGCCGACGTGTCCGCACTTGATGGTCGGGTCGCACCAGATGGTGTGGCCGAGTTCTCGTGCGCGTACGCAAAACGCTATATCCTCGCCTGCGTGCTCCAGAGGCGTGAACCACGTCTGGTAGTTCAGCAGGACGTCGAGCAGTACGTTCTTGGACGTGTAGCAGCAGCCGAAGCCGCAGCCTGCAACCTCGAACAGTTCGCTCTCTGGGTAGTCGGTCACGCCCTCCCAGTGGAGTTGCTCGTCCAGCTTTAGATCGCTGAACAGAACCGGCGTGTATGGCGGCCGTCTGCGGAAGTAAAGACCTGTTACGATCTCGCGGCCTGCTTTCGCGTGCTCGAGCATCTTGTGCAGAATGTCCGCGTCGAAT